TCCTCTTCAAATCTTTGCTTGCCGTACCAGAACCATTCATTGATCGCTGAGGACATAACACTTGCCATGTGTAGTTCCGGCGATTCTGTGTCCGATGGATTACAGATCATCAACATCTTGCGAATAGATCCTTCTTCCAGTGGACAGATGATGGCTCCAACGTCCTCATCCCAGCGCCACGTGCGCTTGAGATAGGACACATCTCTGATGTGGATGAATGGCAAAGATTCACTCTCCTTGTCTGCCATGGTGTACTCCACACCAATTTCCGTCATCGCGTTCTGAATAGCAGTGTGGTTGAACCAATCAGCTGCTCGCGACACTCCCATAGCATTGTCGTCGCCGTACGTGATGAGGTTGACAAATTCCTTGAAACGACGAGCCTTCTCATACGTAGTCCCTTCAAACGGACACAACGTTACGAAGGCGAAGCGCATATAGAGCGCATTCACGATGCAGTTGATGATGACTGTGAGTGGATGTCCCGACGGATTCGATCCCATGAAGGAAATCAGATCACCGTTGAAATTGGTGAACGCATAGGCTGTATCCTCTGCAATGCAATCAAAAACAATCAATTGCTCTTCAGTCCATCCAGCCTTGGCGTAGATTCCTCGCATGATCCAAAAAGCGAGCAGAATAATCAATGCTTCCATCTTCTTGTCGAACTTGCCATAGTCTCCTGCAACTAGGCGATCAGCACCGTGGGCGGTGAGGTAGACATAGTATGCCTGCCACTCCAGCGACTGCACAGTACAACCGGGAGACGCTTCGAAAATGAGAGGGTTCTCCTGGATCAACTTGATCACCGGCAGCATGTACTTTCGAACTACAAAACTCCAATCAGCTGGAGCAGCCGAGAACACACGCACTTTTCCGTCCTTGATCTTCTCTAGCGCACGTGGTTCGTCCTTGAGTTGACCACTGAACACTGGTGCTGCGCGAGTGCCATTGCTGTAACACTCTTCGATGTAGGCGATACGTTCCAACACTTCATCGCTGAAACTCATGTCACCTTCAGTTCCAGAGAGGAAATGTTTCTTGGACTTGTTGTACGGTTCACCCATAGACGACTTGAAATTCATCTTGTCAATGAAGCGCACACCCGGAATGCCGTTGATGGTAGCCTTGTCTGTCAATGGCTCCAACATATCAAGGGCACCAGCAGGAAGTAATCCAATGATGTCATCCAAGTATGCACGCGCAATGTCCTTCATCAAACCTGGACTGAGAGCGCCGAACTTCTTCTTGGTCGAATCAAGCAAAGCCAAGCGCCATGGTCGCCAATCACGCAGATCTGGCGATCCAAACTTGAGTTCCCAATCACGTTCCTTCGCAATCTTTTCACTCAACAAGGTTAGACGCACCTTCGATCGGGAGGTCGCGATGAAACCATCAAAACTACCGTAGCAGTTGACAGTTCCATCTTGCAACCATCTCAACGGTGATCTCTGACGCAATGGAACGAGGATCTTTTTGCGGGAGGGAGCGCTGATCACAGGGGTAGCGCACTGGACAACAGGTGATCCAAAGTGACGAACAGCTTGGTCAATGAGCTCGCTGTTGATGGAAGCAGCCCACACCTGTTTCTCGTATCCCATGACATGGATGCCGAGAATTGCCGCTACAGGCTTGTGACTGACCAATGGCGAACCACAATCTCCAACAACTGTAGGATCTTCCACTCTTCCAGCCCAAGTGTGCAAGTGACCATCCAACTCACCGACGTAAACTTGGCGTTGATCTGCACACCGGACAGTGGTGATCTTTGTGTCGATCCCTTTGGTGCGAATCACGTAGCTGGCCGTGTATGCGCCACCCAGTGTTGGCTTGCGAATCAAACCTCGAAGATCACGCTTAGTTTCCCAGCTGTGAACTTCGATGAATGCCAAATCATAGTCGGGAATGCGGAAAATATCCGCCTGTCTCAACTTGAAAGTGACGTTGGTGGAGGAACCTTGTGTGTGAGGCACGACTGAAAGTGTCACCTCCAAATCACCTTCTTCGAAAATAGTGTGATTGTTCGTCATCCACAAGTGTCCGCAAGGACTGAAAGCATTTCCCTCTCGGGCCTTGATACCATTAGAAATTTTGATGCGCGCTGTATTGCGCTCAACAATGTTCATCAACTGATCATATGGCAAATCTGAGAAGGAGACATTGAGAGATGTCTTGTCGAACGACGACGTTTGATAGTCATCACGCTTCCAGACGTTCTCTTTTTCCGTCTTAGGGAAGGCCGCATCATCAACACTTTGTCGCAAACCTTGAACGTTGGGATTAGGTGTCTTGAAAGTCTTGTACAAGCCATAGGTCACAACCATGGCTGAAACAGCCGAGATGCCACCAAGCACATATCTCCACTTACGCGACATGTAGCTCACGCTAACAATATCTCCCAACCAGGTGTAGTAGTCACGATTGTCAGTTGTGTACCACTTGAAACCCTTGAAAACGATCTTGCGAGCGATCTGCCATTCCATGACGTTGTGTGTGATGTTTCTCACGACCTTGGAACGCATGTACACCTTCAAGTACTTGTCCACAACCCAGTTCACACAATGGGTAGTGCGAGACTGTTGGAATTGGGCTTGTCGTGCCACAATCTCTGCTAGCACTTCGGCCATAGCAACATCGTCGCATTGTACTTTTGGAACATTTGCGTCTTCCGAAGGTGTGAATCGGACCGGTGCAACAAACGATCGAATGGTGTTACCATGCTTGTCGCGAATTGTCGTGTTGGCAATATAATTGCAGTCTGCACTCTGATGCGGAATGTAACGATACTCCCATGAACGCTCGTCTTCAACCTCAACTCGCTGAAAACTTTGTCCCATGGTGACGCCTTGTGGTAAAGGGTACTCACGAGCCTGCAATTGTCTCTGTTCATCCATCAACATACAGACACAACGGTGATCAATCATG